AGATACTCAGAAGCAGTATCAATATAATCTGCTGCCCTAGTAATCTTGGATTGAACCCAGGCAGGCATTTGCATATCAGATTTCTTTATTTTTTTGCGAAGTGCTTTAACTGCTCTCTCAATTTGATCTAGTTCAACATTAGCCATATATCCTTCATCATCTTTCTTTTCTCCACTTGCAACTTCTTTATGGTCTTCAGAGACTGTAGGATTCATTTCAATTTTATTTTTTCCTTTCATAATATCAATGATTTTTGCTCTTTCCGACTTTCCTTTTTTCTCTTCAACTTCAAATAAAAATTCTTCTTTCCAATTTGAGTACTCTTCCATTCTTGCCTTAATTAGATCTGACTTTAATTTTTTATCTTGTCTTGCCTTTTGTCCCAATGTTGGTTCTGTTCTAGACCCTTCTGCTGGATTGCCTATTCTTGTTACTCCACCACCAGAAGATGGTTTTAGCATCTTTCTCTTATTAATACCATATGGAAGTTGTTTTCTTTCTGGTGAACCAGAAATTTGACGTGTAGTAGATGTAGTTTCTTTTTTGGGTCTTCCTGGTTTCCCCAATTCTTTCTTTTCTGGTTGCTTTGCTACTGCTCTCTCTGCTTCTTTCTTTTTCTGCAGTGCTCTTGCTCCATGATATGCACCTTTGGTCAATCCCACGGCAAGTGAACCCAAATTCTCAATTGCCTTTGAGTGTGCTGTTAATTCTGGTTCTTTATATCCAATTTTTTGTATTTTTACATTTGATAAAGCTTTCTTTGCTTTTTCCTTTTCTGTTTCTGCTTTTTCTTTTCCTTTCTCTAGTTGTCTCTTCTTTTGATCTTCGTATTTTTGTTTTTTAAAATCAAGTTGCTGTTGAAGATACTTAGTATATTCAGATGAACCCTTTTTATCTTTATCTTTATTTTTTCTATTTTTATTTTGTTCCGCACTCAAAACTTCCCTACCCATTCTGTTTATTTCTTTGGGTGTTAATTTTTTTGAGGACGATGATTTTTCGTTCTTTTTGGATTCAAAAATATACTTTTCCCAGAAGGTCATTTTAAGTTAAAAGAGTCCAGTTATATTTTTATTTATAGTTTTTACCAAAAATAGATGACTTCTTCTTACTCTTTGAGGTAAAACTCTTAATTTTTTCTCCTGGGGTTAATTCCTGAACATAATTTAGATATTCAGTTGTGCCAATTTCATGGACTTCTCTGACATCTTTCAACCAACTTTTAAACATAATGTTATCTTCGGTCACGCAAATCAAATAATTTGCCCCTCTTCGGATTATTTTCCCAATTAATCCACTATTTAAATTTTCAACGAAAGAACCAATTGAAAAAAGTCCATTGTTTTTGTAATTCCATCTCATCCCATCATAATCAAATTCTGGTGCTATCATCCAGGCTTCGGTGGATTCGTCAACATTCATACTTTTTCTAATAGTATTAAACATCTCTTCCTTTTCGTTTCTGCTCATGCCATTAGGAAGACCTGCTTCAAACTTATAAAAATCATTCATAGCAACTGCTGCCTTCATAAGAGCAGAAGAACCAGGTGATTCTACCTCACTATCTGGGTCTTTTACTCCTGCAGTAATTACTTCCAAATTAGAAAACTCATATCCTTGACCTTCTGCTTTATGGGCAAGACTCTGGAACTCTCCCAATCTTTCTTGTCCAACAACTAAAGTTACATCAGAGTACCCATCCGAGTAAAGAGATTGGAGAATATCAAATATTGTTCTAGAGTCTTCACTATCAACAATATAATCTCCATAATCAGGGAACATTGATTTCATATAAGAAATCTTTAAGGATGGATTTAAAGGATTTGATGAAGAATCTTGTATTCTACTTGGGTAGATTCTATATTCAAATCCTCTTCTTTTTGCCTCAGAAAATCCTGCCTTTAATATCTGCTCATGATTTTTTGATGGTGGATTAAACCTTCCAAGAACAACGACTACACCACTTTGTTGGTCCTGTGTTTGTTGTTGTGCTTGACTCTGATCTGATTGTTTTGAATTGTTTCCAACTCTATTTTCCTCTCCAGGAATACCGTCCGTAGATTCAGTATCACCCTTCCCATAAAACTTTAATTTACCATTAACAGTTTTTGCTACAAAATTTCCCTGCTTGTCGTACCAGTCTCCATGACCGTTTCCAACAAGACCACGATTTTTTGCCTCAGTAGATGCTAACGTCTCTACTGCCTCTCTTAAAAAATTAGCAAAACTCTTCATTATTACTTGGTTTTTAAATATTTATTCATTTATACAATCTCGACTTTTATTAGAAAAAGTATCTAATAACTTTTTCCATATTCGAATCAAAAACTCCCTATTTCTTTCATTTAGAAATAGGGAGTTAAATTACTTTATTAGTTTACAACTTGAGTAATTGCGTCATCTATATCTGTGATTACTTCTCTAATTTCGAAAATTCTTTCTGGAACAGAACTTCCAGTTGTATATCCCTGTTGATGTTCAAAAAGAATTTGTCGAACTGCGGCAGCAGAACGAGGACTTAATTTAATTACTACTTGTTTTTCTTTAGTCATTTTTTATTCTCCTTAGGTACATAAAATTTGGAAAAACTTCTAAAAATCAATTTTCCATTAAAAAGTTTTCATCTATCATCAGAAGAACGATTTTCGGAGAAGTAAATATCAAATGCCCCATCAGGATAACGTTTTGCAAGTTTTTGCACATTGCGAGAAATTACATCATCAAAAGAAACTTCAAGTGCCATACATGCTTGTGCAACATACCACATGATATCTCCAAGTTCAATAATCAGGTGTTCTTTGTTGTCTGCATTAAATGGTTTCCCTTGAAAAATCATCTTTTTGACGATTTCCATAAACTCACCACCTTCGGCATTGATACCAACAGCAGCAGTCAGAAGACGTTCAATATTTGCGCCTTTTTCATCCAACTCCACCATTCTATCGGCAAGTGCAACAAAGTCTTTTGATGCATCTGATGTTACAGCATCAACGAACTTTTGATATGCTTCAAAATTAACGTGCTTGTTGTTAGTTTCCATTAAAATTTAAATCCAGAAAATTTACTTGTTTTTTCTTCATCATAACTATACTCTTCTTCTTGTCCAGAGTCAAGTATATCTTTTTGAGCACTCTGCTCTACATCAAAGAGTCTCATTTTTGCCCTATCAATACCAACAACAAATCTCTTATTCATTGTTGGATCGTTATATCTATTCTTCAATTGCTTCACCATAATCTGACCAAGTTGCTCTAATTCTTCTGTTGAAATAAGAGCAAACATAAGGTCAGCAGTAGCAGGCAAACCAAAACTTTCAGAAGTATCAGTAAGCTCAACATCAGAATTTCCGTAACCAGAACGAGTAGTTTGAGTGGCAGAGACAATGGGAACATTAGTTTCAACTGCCAATCCACGAAGTTCCTCAGCAATTGCTTTCACAAAGGTATAAGAGTTGATATTACTATTGCCTTTATACCTACTAGAAGCACAGATATTCAAATAATCAATAAAAATAATATCAGGTTTGAATGACTTCTTTAGAGAAAGTTCATTCAAAAGTGCTCGGAAATGTCCTGCGTGTGCTGATGCAGTTGGATACTCTTTAATAATCAAAGTTCCCTGACTCTTTTTGCTGATACTATTAACTTTAGACTCAAACATCATTTTAGGGAGTGACTCAATATCTTGAATGTTAACATTCAGAAGATTTGAATCAATACGTTCCGCAATTCTTTCTTCAGCCATCTCCAAAGTAATATAGAGGACATTCTTACCTTGAAGTAAAACAGAAGCAGCAACATGGCACATGAATAGAGACTTACCAACACCAGTGCCTGCAAGAGCAATGTTGAGAGTCTTATTAGGAAGTCCACCCTTTGTAATGCGGTTGAAGAATTCCAAATCGAAAGGAATTTTTTCTTCACGTTGATGGTAGAACTCGTATCTCCTTTCAAAGTCCTTAAAATAGTCATGTCCAATATTATTGTCAAAAGAAACTGCTAGAGCATCAGACAGAATACTTGGAATTGCATCTCTATTCTTCTTATCATCTTGACCATCTGCAATCTTAATAGATTCCATAAGTGCAAGATATATAGCACGGTCTCTACACCACTTCTCAGTGGTATCCACCAACCATTTGTAATCGACATCATTGTTGTCTAACCTAGATACATACTCACAAATAGTTTTGTATGTATCTTCGGTAATATCAGTTCTTTTTTCAGTTTCAATAAGGAGAACTTCTTTTGTTGCAAGTTTTTCATAGGCAACAATAAATTTACAAATCTCCTCAAAAACTACTTTCTCATGTAAGTTTTCAAAGTATTCATTTTTAATAAAAGGAAGAACCTTTCTACAATAATCATTATTAAAGAGAAGATTCCTGAGAATAGTAGTTTCGACTTTTTCCATTACCCTCCATATGAGAATTCTTTTTGTGCTGCTTCATCCAATGCCTGCATCACTTGTTCCCACCTTTTTGAATATCTCATGCTTTTCTGCTAGTTCCAATAAACCATAATACTTATCGAGACCACGTTCATCATAAAAAAGTCTAACTTCAACAGTTTTATTTTCTTTACTTAAACGAGACTTGTGTGTTGTTGCTTTTATGATATTTCCAACAACTTCTGTACCTTCCTTTTCTTTCTTTTTAGAAAGATAGATGATAGTAGATGCTGCATACTTAAGACCAGAACCACCACTCATTTCTTTAGTTGGAACATATGAACCAACAACATCATAAGTATGGTTAGTAACAATCATTGGAATTTTTGCTTGTCCCAATTTCAAGGTTAACATCCTAAAGGCACCTTTGACAAGTTGCGATTTAGTCATATCACGAACTTGCTTATCATCCAATGCATCTTGAATTTCTTTTTCGGTGGAAAGCATTCCAAGAGAATCCAAAACAAACATACACGGTTTACGTTCTCCTTCCTTTTTCTTCAGATAGAGATCCACTGCTTTAAGTGCCTTAGACCGAAACTCCTCAATAGTTACAACATTAACTACAACAATTCTATTAACATCAAGTCCTCTACTCTCAAGAAGAGATTTAGTTACAGCAGCCTCAGTATCAAAGTAGAGACAATAACCATCGGGGTTATTATCAAGAAAATTCTTAACCACAGCGAGACTGAAGAAAGTCTTTCCAGTAGAAGACTCTCCAGCAATAGCAGTAATCTTATTCCCAGATACACCACCAAGTAAACTACCTGAAACCAGTGCGTTAAAAATGAACGAACCTGTGTCAACATAAGTCTCTGTTTCATCAATGTCAGCAGCAAGTTGTGTATACTCACCACCAATTTCTTTTACAATATCTTTAAGAAAATCCATTATGCTACCATCCCATATTCTTCACGTAAGATTTTTTTATAAGGAAGTCCCTGTTCTTTAAGTTCCTTCACAAGTTTAAGTTTTTGATACAAAGCAGTGTCCCCACCAAGAGCCATTGCTTTTACGATTGTATCCAATTCGTTATCGTTAATAGGCAAATCCATCAGGCAAAAAATGATTCTAGAGTAATTGTTTTTTCAACTTTCCATCCAATTGCATCAAGGATAACCTTCATCGGTTCCAAGAATGCTTTATTGAATTGTAGTTCATAGTCGATGTATTTGTCCAATCCCAATTCCTTAGGAAACTCTTGAATATAAGAGATTACATTCTCTCGGATTGGATTAGGAAGTTTTAGATAGCAAAATTTAATTTTTTCACCATTTTGAATTGCTGCATATTTTTTATCAAGTTTCTTTTCCTTAATAAAATGATTATACAGAAGGGCACCACGAACGTGAATTGGAGTTCCCTTTCCATAAATTGTTGCGTGTGCTTTGTGTTTAACAACATCAGACACAGTTCTTGGAAATGAAATCTCTTCCACAGAAAGATTAGTAAACTCTCTCCTAGACCTCTCAATGTAATCAATCATATCATCTTCAGTCTTAGTCATAATGAGTTTAAGAGCATCCTTAATCATCTGACGACAAGGGGCAGGGGTGGAAGACTTAACTGCTTCCAGTCCCATAATCTTTAGTTTTGGTTGTTCATATCGAACACCTTCACTATCCCACACATTAAGAATGTATCGTTTCTTGGCAGTCCAGATTCCACGGTCAGCAATATTCTCCCGTTTCATCTGCATCTTCTGTTCATATGCATTCACATAGTCAGCCAATTCTTGGTAAGCACTTTCAATATAAGGCTCAAGTTCCATTTTACACAACTTGTCAAGGAACGAGACAACTTTCTCACGAGTCTCCTCTCTTCCTTTGTATACACCTTTAACCAAAGGACCCATATTAAGATAAATGGAATCAGTATCAGAAGCAATGACATAATCTACGTCTTCAGTTTTCAATACTTTATTTAGATACTTGTTCATTTTACCCTCAATCCAACGGATTGATACTTGCCCAGACAAAGTAATTGCCTCGGCATTTGCTAGTTTATAATATCTAAAGTATTGGTTTCCGATGGCACCATAAGCAGAGTTGAGAGAAATCTTCTTTGCCATCTGGATATTGTTGCAACGAGCAATCTCCTTTTCTAATTCCTTGGTTGGAGTCTTTTCGTATGCTTTCTTTGCTTCAATCATCTTCTTTTTGAAGATAACTCGGTCTCCATACATCTTCTCCATCAACTCAGGAAGAAATCCCTTGACATCTTTACGATACATTGCACCGTTAGCACAAACTGCATAATCTTTATACAGTTCAAAATTTATTTGTTCTTCAAGGATTCTATCAACAGTTGCTTGTGGATGTTTCTCTTCAAGAAGTGTTTCTGGAGAGATGTTGTATTGCATAATAAGATGGGGATACAGAGAATTAAGGTCAAAACTGACCACCCAATCATATATCCCAGGAATTGGTTCCTTAACATATGCCCCCGCATATTTTTCATCTTTTGATGATTTATCTTTTGGGGGAATGACAATGTTGCGTTTCTTAAGGTAATTGTAAATAATGGCATCCCAAGTTCTTACCTGAAAAAACACATCATTATAATTGACCTTAGCATCATATGCCATCGTCAAAAGCAACTCAATGAGTTTCATCTTGTCTTCCAGTTGGTCAACAAGTTCAACGTCTTTGATGTTATAATCAACAAACTTTTGCCAATCTTTTGTATAGAAATCTCGGAAAGTATCAAACTCAGAGTGGTCCAGCTTTTTTTGTCCCAGTTCCACAAATGCAATGTGATCGAGTCGATATGATTCCTGGTTTGTATAAGTAAATTTCTTATACAAATCAAGATAGTCAATCACAGACACACCAGCAATCTCATAGGAGATTTGCTCTCTGCCTTGAATTACAAGTTCTTTCCTACGAATATTACCCCAAGGAGAAAGACGACGTGCTTCCTTCTCTCCCTTAATCCTTTCAATACGTCCAGCAATATATGGAATATCATACAATTCACAGTTCCATCCAGTAATGGCATCTGGAGTATTCTGTTCCCAAAATGCAAGAAACCTATTAATTAAATCAATCTCATCAGAGCATTTAATATATGCAAGGTCTTTGCGAGAATTTTCATAGTTTCTCGCATTTGCAAAACAAACAATATTTTTTGTTGCATAGTTTTGAAGGGTGATTGTCAAAATTTCTTCTGCACAATCAAAGACATTTGGGAATCCACTTTCAGCAGACACCTCAATGTCAATTGTAAACAATCTGATTTTTGAAATATCAAATTTAATTTCTTCTTCTGGATACTTATCAGAGATATATTGTGCTTTATAGTTATCATTACCATAAACAACAAATCCATCAACCTTAGAATATTTTTCTAGAAATTCTTTGCATTCTGAAATTTTTCCAGGTTGAATGGGTTCTACTGGATATCCGTCCAACGTTCTATATTTTGTTTTTTTCTTTGAAGGAACAAATAACGTAGGTTGATAGTCCTCTTCTATTTGAAAATACTCACCATTGTCATAACCACGGACAAGCATTTTATTAAATTTTTCATAGACGTTGGTGTAAAATCTCATTGTGTAAGTTCTAGATATTCTTCAAGAAGGTTTTCTTTGGGGTCAATGATAGTCAAAATTTTATCTGAACTTATCATTAGTTCAGTAGAATTTGTATAATTCTCTATCCACGGGGATAATTTTCCATCTTCAGAAACAACAAATGGGTTTACCAATTTGCAGTCTGGTTGTCCTAAATCCACAACTAATTCCTCAATTTCAGATATCAGGAATGTATTGTTCATTAAGAGAATCAACATTATCGTTTTGTCCGTTTCCATTTATTCTTTCCTCATAAGATTTTTTTACCATTTCCACTGGTTCAACAATAGTAACAATCCAATCCTTTTTTATTGGAATATTCTTATCAAAAGATAAAGGCATCCAAGGATAAAAAGCAATTTTATACTCATGCTCATTCTCATTCTCAAGTAAAGTTTGAGGAGAAATAAGTTTAACAACGACTGGATTTGAAAAAATTAAAGAAATTACATTCCCTTCATCATCAACCAATTCTTTAATATCTGCTACTACATCTTCGCCAGATTTAAGTACAGCAAGTTTAACAGTCATATTTTTTAAGTACCTCAAAAAATTATAACAAGAAAAAAGAGGGGTGTCAAGTGGATTTTGCCACTTACCCCTCTTGGCATTGCGCCGACGATATTCAGTATTATTTATAGATAATCTTTACGTGCATGATGCTCAGGAACAATCTTACCAAGTGTAATAGTTAGTAATCCGTCCTCAAATGCGACTTCTCGTACCTCTGTGTCATCCGATAATGTCCATGCTCTCTTGAAACTTCTTTGAGCCAGTCCCTTATGGACATATTGGGCATCAGAGTCCCTATCCTCCTTTTGTCCTTCGACAAAAAGTTTTCCATACTCTGTGTATACATGGACTTCCTCCTTCTTAAATCCAGCAAGTGCAAGTTCAAGTTTTGATTCTACATTACTAACTTGAATTAGATTGTATGGGGGATAGTTAGAAGTTGTTTCATGAAGATTAAATAGACGATCAAAATATTCATCCATTCCAATACTATTACGGGTAATTCTGTCCATTAAAGCGGGCAAATCCGCAGCAGTGTAACGCACTAGATTAGTCATTATTGTAGCTCCTGTTAAAGCGAGTTTGTGTTTTGTGGACCCCTTAGGCATCCTGTAATTATATATCGCAAAACAATAAAAAGGGGAGGTTCGGACCTCCCCAAAGAATCATTCGGTTTCCTCTTCTCCTCTCTTTTTCTTAGCACCAATATTATATTTTGTTTCCAAAACCCAATCACCCTTGTCCTTGAATGAAAGAACTTTAATTTGATTTAATGGGGCAATATCAGAGATTTTATTAACATCAACAACGGTAATCAATCCCCAGTCTGCCAAAAGTTGTGTAATTCTATTTCTTCTTTGCACATCATTTACGGTAAGATTTGCTGGTTTTCCATCCAAAGCAAACAATTCCTTAAAATGAACAAGATAATATTTACCTTGCTTATGCAGAATATGACACGATTGATAAATTTTCTTTTCTTTGCGAGAAGCAACTCCAATACGGGTCAAAGTCTCACGAACTTTCAAAAAGTCATCAGGTTCATTCAGAATAACTTCCACCATTTGGTCTGGAGACCATTTCACTTCGGGTTCCTGCACGACACTCATTTTTTTCCTCCAACATCAAGTTTTTGTTTAATAAAATTAATTTGTTCTTTACTAAGAATCTTCAAAGCTTGCTCTGCCTTTTCATTACTATAACCCTAGTAA